GCAGTCGGTTGGTCGTGCTACAACTAGTACGTTAGTTAAGCTAACGGGCAGACCCGTCAGGTCTGTGCTGTCTACGGTGAAGACCCTGCATGACCGCAGTAAGATTCACATTGGTAGTTACGAGCTTAGTGGTCGTGGCAAGGTATCAAGGGTATGGTACTGGGGCGATGGCGATGATGCACGAGAGCCTGTAGATAGCAACGGCAAGCCAACATTTATCCCCCGCCCTGATACGGCAGCAGCATGGTTAAGGAACCCGATATGACTAACGGAAAACAATTAGGCGATCATATTAAAAAACTTGTAGACAACTACAAAGAACGCGAAGGGATCGAAAGAATAGGCGTAGCAATACGCGCTAACGAAAAGCAGGTGGGCGGCGATCACTACAAGAACATGGGTGTTGAGCCTTGGGATGTGGTGGATACGTGGCCGTTGTATCAGCGCATTGGGTACTATAGAGGCGGTGCGCTCAAGTACATCATGCGTATGGGCGGCAAGGATGAAGAGGCACAAGAAATCGGCAAGGGCATCCATTACCTTGAGAAGTTGCTTGAGGTGCTAAAGGAGCAGCGCAATGAATGACGAAGACCTGCGGGACTTGTTTGCGGGGTTGGCGTTGCAAGGTCTGTTATCTAGAGGGGAGGTTTTCCCTATAGCCGATTACGCTGAAGCTTCGTATAACTATGCAGACGCAATGATCGAAGCCAAGTACGCAGCACCCAAAGTAGGTATTGCCGCAGTTAAAAAACCACGTAAAACTAAGGAACAACTATGATCTACAGAACGCTAACGGACAAAGAACTCATCCACGCCGCTGACAACGAGCCGCCCTCAAAAGACCTACAGCAAGAACTGGCTAACCGCCTGTGGGATGCACTCTATAAACTGCGCCAAGGGGAAGCACGTGGCCTTAACGCCTGAGGGTAAAGTTAAGGCTAAGGTCAGGCGCATGCTAGACGCAGCCAGTGTGTACTACTTCATGCCCGCCACAGGTGGGTATGGTCGCTCTGGTGTGCCGGACATTGTGGGGTGCTGCGATGGCAAGTTCTTTGCAATCGAATGCAAGGCAGGTAACAACACGACCACATCCCTGCAAGACATTGAGCTACACAAAATCAAGAAGGCGGGAGGTATCGCCTTAGTCATCAACGAGACCAACATCATGGATGTGGAATTTATATGGACATAGTTGTGCTCGACTTTGAAACGTACTACGACCAACAGTACAGCCTATCAAAGCTGACTACGGAAGAGTACATCCACGACATTCAGTTTGAAACGATTGGCTTTGCCTACAAGCGCAACGACGAGCCTACCGTGTGGGTCTCTGGGCACGATGAGGCTGATGTCATCGCAGCTCTTGATGCGATTGATTGGGAGCGCACCGCGCTTGTGGCGCACAACGCAGCGTTTGATGCGGGCATACTGGCGTTTCGGTACAACATCCATCCCAAAGTCATCATGGACACTCAGAGCATGGGGCGTGCAGCCTTGGGTGTGGATGCAAGCGTGTCCCTTGCAAACATGTCGTTGGCGTATGGGGTGGGCACTAAGGGCACAGAGGTCAACGATGCTAAGGGTAAGCACGCCGAGGACTTCACTGCTACGGAGTTTGCCGCCTACAGCCGGTACTGCATCAACGATGTAGACCTGACACACGACATCTTTCACCGCATGATGGATGAGGGCTTTCCTAAGCCTGAACTCAAGCTCATCGACATGACCATCAGGATGTTTACCCGCCCCCTGCTTGAGCTTGACATTGATATGCTCAACGCCCACTTGGTCGAGGTTAAAGAGGCTAAGCGCATGCACCTGATTAACACCCTTGCAGCGGTCGGGCGTGACGATCTGGCAGCGGTTGCCATTGTAGAAGGCACAGACCACGAGCAGGTGCAGAAAGCCCTGCGTTCCAGTGCGCAGTTTGCCGCCATGCTAGAGGGGCTAGGCGTGGATGCACCGACCAAGATAAGCCCCACCACAGGCAAGTCTACCTTTGCCTTTGCCAAGACCGATGAGGGGTTCCGTGCGCTGCTTGAGCACGATGACGAGCGGGTGCAGACGGTGTGTGCAGCAAGGCTTGGGCTTAAATCAACCCTAGAGGAGACCCGCACCGAGCGGTTCATCGGCATGGGCAAGCGCGGCAGACTGGCTATACCCCTGCGCTATGCAGGTGCGAGAACCTACCGATGGTCAGGTGCGGACAGCGTGAACTTGCAGAACCTACCGCGCAAGTCCAAGATCAAGCAAGCCATCTGTGCGCCGGAGGGCTACACCATCGTGGGTGCTGACTTATCCAACATTGAGCTACGTGTGGGGCTGTGGTTAGCCGGGCAGATGGATAAACTGCGTGCCTTGGGTGATGGGCGTGACCTGTACAAGGACTTTGCCTCAACCGTGTTCGGTGTGCCCTACGACGAGGTGACAGACGATCAGCGGTTCATCGGCAAGACCTCGCAACTATCCTTAATTTACGGGGTCGGAGCTAAGAAGCTGCGTGCCGCGATCAAGTCTGGCTCAAAGGTGGACATCGGTGAGGCAGAAAGCCAACGTATCGTTGACCTGTACCGCCAAGAGTACGCCCATGTGAAGGCCGCATGGGATCATGGCGAGCGTGCGCTTACCGCAGTGCAGCAAAATAGGCAGATGGCGTATGGCAGGCAGGGGCTTGTGCAAGTCTTGGGTGCGGGAGGTGTGCTGCTGCCCTCTGAGCTAGTCTTGCGCTACCCCAAGCTATGCCGTGTGACCAAGGATGGCAAGACCAATTGGGCGTACACCACGCGCAAGGGGCAGGAGTTTATCTACGGGGCTAAATTCTTTCAGGGTGTGGTGCAATCGCTCGCGCGTTGCGTTATCGGCGAGAGCATGATCCGCATTGATAAACGCTACCCCACGTTGCTAACCATTCACGATGCGGACTACATCCTTGCACTAGATCAAGACGTTGAGACTGCAAAAGCCTTTGTGTATACTGAGATGTGCAAAGCACCGAAATGGATGTCAGATATACCTTTAAATGCCACAGTTAAATCCGGCAAAACCCTAGCGGAATGTTGATATGGACAAAGCAGTAGCATGGTCGTATTCTGCGCTTAAAACATTTCAGTCGTGCCCCAAAAAGTACTACCACCTGAAAGTTGTTAAAGACGTAAAAGAATCACCCTCGCAGATTATGCTGTATGGCATTGCAGCGCATAAAGCTGCTGAGTTGTATATCAAAGCCAACGTACCTCTAGCCTCGCAGTACAGCTATATGCAAGAGCAGCTTGACCGCTTAAAAGCTATTGAGGGTGAGAAGCTGTGCGAGTTGAAGTTCGGTCTGACTGCGGCGATGGAGCCGACAGGGTTCTTTGCCAAGGATGTGTGGTTGCGTGGTGCAGTTGACCTGCTGATTATCAACCACGAGAAGGGCACGGCGCGTATGATTGATTATAAGTTTGGCAAATCAAAGAACGCCGATAGCAGTCAGTTGCACTTGATGTCCTTAGCTGTGTTTAAGCTCTACCCGCACGTGAAGTCAGTCAAGGCGGGGTTGTTGTTTTGCCAAGAAGATAAGTTAGTACCCACCAAGTACGTAGCAGACGATGCACCGACTATGTGGATGGATTGGTTGCCAGAAGTGCAGCGCCTTGAGGGTGCGTACAAGCATGGTGTGTGGAACGCCAGCCCATCAGGTCTATGCCGTGGGTGGTGTCCTGTAACGAGTTGCGAACATTATGAACCACGGAGAACGTGATGCCATACAAGAACAAAGAAGACCGTAATTACAAACGCGAGTATGCGTTGTATCATGGCAAGCCTGAGCAGATCAAAGAGCGCGATGAGCGTAACAAGGCGCGTACCACATTGGTCAAGGCAGGTAAGCTGCGCAAGGGTGATGGCAAGGATGCCGCGCACGTGAAGGCCGTTGATAAAGGCGGCTCAATCAAAGACGGTATCAAGGTTGAAGATTCAAATAGCAATCGGTCATTTAAACGTGACTCGAAAGGCAACTTGGTATCAGAAGTTAGCAAGCGTGAGCGCAAGAAAAAGTAAGTAATACGTAGGCACGGTGTGTCTACGCGTAGTTTTCTAGACCGTGCACATTGTGCTTTCGGTCTACTTTGCATCGGAGCCGTATGGAAGTCATTGAAAATCGGGCGTTGAAATTACGCCTGCGAAACCCCGCTAGGGTGCTGAACGTCATACCAAAGAGTGCTGTAGTAGGTGAGGTTGATGGGTTGTACGAAGTGCTAGTGCACTGGGATATAGACACCGCACAGGTGCTAAAGAACCTGAACATTCGCAACGTACCATCGCCCATTATTGCCAAGTACAAGTGGACAGGCTCACGTGCGCCATTCGCGCATCAGAAGCAAACTGCTGCGTTCCTGACCCTTAACCGCAGAGCCTTTTGTTTTAACGAGCAAGGTACTGCTAAGACTGCCTCCGCTATTTGGGCAGCGGATTACTTGATGAACATCGGGCGCGTCAAGCGTGTACTGGTGATCTGCCCTGTGTCGGTGATGCAAGCCACATGGGTGAGTGACTTGTTCTTGTGCGTCATGCACCGCACCGTGTCTATTGCTCACGGCAGCAAAGACAAGCGCAAGAAGATTCTGCAAGCCAATACGGAGTTCGTCATCATCAACTTCGATGGTGTTGCAGTCATCCAAAAAGAACTTATGGCATGCAACTTCGACCTCATCATCATTGATGAAGCCAATGCTGTGAAGACCGCTACGACTGAACGATGGAAGCAAATCAATAAACTGATTCGACCCGACACTTGGGTGTGGATGATGACGGGCACACCAGCCTCGCAGTCACCGCTTGATGCGTTTGGTTTAGTCAAGATGATGCACCCAAGCACCGCGCCTAGATCGTTTGGTATGTTCCGTGATTCCGTAATGTCTAAGATTACAAACTTCAAATGGATACCCAAGCCCTCTGCGATCACTACGGTCAACAACTTGCTACAACCCGCGATACGATTCACCAAAGAGCAGTGCCTAGACTTGCCAGATATTATTTACACAACTCGCGAAGTGCCACTCACGCGCCAACAAAAAAAACTCTACGACGACTTACGGAAAAATTTAGCTGTTATCGCAGCAGGTGAGATTATCTCAGCAGTCAATGCAGCAGCAGGGCTTAACAAGCTGCTACAGATCAGTTGTGGCGCGGTGTACACCGATGACCACCAGACCATAGAACTCGACATACGCCCGCGCTACGATGTGCTACGAGAGGTGATTGATGACACGCCCCACAAGGTGCTGGTCTTTGTGCCATACACGCACACCATAGAGCTACTGCTAGAGAAGTTGGCTGCTGATGGTTACACAGTTGACACCATACACGGGGGCGTTACCCCAACCAAACGCGCAGCGGTCATTAAAACTTTTCAAGAGCAAGCTAACCCTAAGGTGTTGGTCATTCAGCCGCAAGCTGCATCACACGGGATTACCCTACATGCTGCAAACACCATCGTGTGGTGGGGACCGATCATGTCATACGAAACCTACGCGCAAGCTAATGCCCGTATCCACCGTGCGGGGCAAAGAAATAAATGTTTGGTTGTGAAACTACAGGGTAGTCCCGTAGAAGAGAAGCGGTACAAGGCACTTGATAATTGCGAAGATACTAACGTAAGCTTGCTTGCGATGTATGAGGAGGTCATCAACATATAACACTTTACAATGTAAATATAAAGCAGTATAATAGTTATTCACAGGAGAAATACATGGACATCACCGTAGACAAAATGGTTAACGCATACATAAAAATGCGTGACCACCGTTCAGCAATAAAAGCGCAGTACGAAGACGAAGACAATAGTGTGAAAGATCAGATGGCTGCTATCGAATCTGAGTTGTTAGAGTTGTGCAAGACCACTGGCACGGATGGACTCAAGACTCAATTCGGTACAGTATCACGTTCGATCAAGACCCGCTACGATGCAACCGACTGGGAAGCCATGCACAAGTTTGTGTTAGAGCATAGCGCCCCCGATCTGCTAGAGCGCCGTGTTGCACAGCGTGCGATGAAAGAGTTCATTGAGAACAACCCAGAGCTTATGCCGCCCGGCTTGAATGTCACAAGTCAGTACGCCATAACAGTCACACGGAGTCGCAAGTAATGTTAGAGCGCCCCATGACAACCACGCAGGTCGCACGTGCATTGAACATCAGTAAAACCACAGTTGTAAATTTAGCCAAGCGGGCAGACAACCCGCTGCCCTCAATGCGTGTGGGTAAGCACTACCGTTTCTTTTTAAGTGACATCCGCAAGTACTTTGGCATTTCTGAAGACAAGCTTGTAGAATCTAACCCCCAACCAACCGGAGATACACATGAGTGAACTCACTCTATTCAACACTGCAAAACTGCCCGCATACCTCAAGGGTATTACTATGGATGAAACCACTCGCAACTTGATGGGTGGTGGTGATTCAGTATCACGCATTTCAATTCGTGGCGGTGTGTTTCGCAAGATCGTGAACGGCGAAGAAGTTATGCAGAGCGATGACCGCGCTATGAATGTTGTGATCGTTAAGAGCGCCCCGAACGTGCATCGCACATTCTATGCGGGTACGTACAAAGAGGGCGAGAACTCGCCGCCTGATTGCTGGTCATCGAACAACGAGACACCTGACGCTATCGTGCGCAATCCACAAAGCCCTAAGTGCGCAACGTGCCCACAGAACATCAAGGGTTCGGGACAAGGCGAGAGTCGTTCATGCCGTTTCACACGTAGGCTTGCAGTGGTGCTTGACAATGACATCTCAGGCGATGTGTTGCAACTCGCGTTACCTGCGCAGTCTATTTTCGGTCGGGGTGAGAAGGGTAAGTTGCCGCTTGAAGCATATGTTAAGTTCCTTGCAGGTCATAACTTGCCTGTGACTGCTGTGGTAACTGAGATGCGGTTTGATACAACTTCAGCAACACCGAAGCTCACGTTCAAACCTATTCGCCCACTTGAGCAAGACGAGTACACAATCGTGATGGAGAGTGCTGAGAGTGCAGACGCACTTGCGGCGATCACGATGTCGTTCTCACCTAAGGCAGACATGGCAGAAGACGATGAGCCGTTTGAAACCGATGCAGCCTCCGAAGCTGTAGCCAAAGCTGCCGCTGCAAAACAAACCAAAGCCCCTGCAAAAGCAGCTAAGGCTACGCCTGCACCTGCGGCTCCCGCAGAAGAAGTAGATGCCGAACCCAAGGTGCGTGGTGGTAAAGGTAAACCCGCCGATGTTAAGTCAGTGCTAGATCAATGGGCTGACGACGACGAGTAAGTTC